CCAATCCTCTGGTGGTTACAGAATACAAGTTCACGATGCAGCGTATCTCCACCGTGACTTACTTCTGTCAATCCGCAAATGTGCCTGGCATCAATGTCGGTGAAGTCTCGCAACCAACATACTTCGCACCAGCAAAAAGACCCGGCGACTTCACGTTTGATGATTTCACCATCACGTTTGTGGTTGATGAAGAACTCAAGAACTGGCTTGAAATCTACAACTGGATGCGTTCCACCACGAACGCTGAAGACTTCTCCGAATATGAAGGACCAGACCAACACTTCTCCGATGCTTCTCTCACCATCACAAATAGTGCGATGAGAGGCAAGATTCATATCAACTTCAAGGAACTGTTTCCGAAGAACCTTTCGGGAATAGACTTTACCAGCACATCGTCCGATGCTGATCCAATTATTGCCACCTGCACTTTCGCCTATTCGTCATACGACATAGAAAGACTTGACTCCTGATTGAACGTGTGCTACACTCCTTTTCGGAGGACATATGAACCTAAGTGAACTACGGCAGATGGTCAGCGAAGATATGGCCATTGATGACACAGAACTTGATATCGAGTCTCTACGGACACCACAACTTCACAACAAGTATCTGAACCTCTTTCACGACGAACGTCTTATCCTGACCAAACAGGAAGAGGACTACAAGAAACTTCTTCGTCTAAAGTGGGAATACTATACTGGTAAGATGGACCAAGCCACTCTCGACAGATTGGGTTGGCAAACATTTGAACTGAATGTTCTGAGAACAGACATTGATAAATACATCGAATCGGATACGGAACTCTCAACCTTGAGAATGAAGATTTCGTTCACCAAAGAAAAGGTGAACTATTTGGAATCCGTCGTGAAGATTATGAACAACCGCCAGTGGAACATTCGTAGTGCCATCGAATGGAGGAAGTTCATCAGTGGAGTATGATACCAACATTCTTCATGCTGCATATCTGAAGCACGCCTATGTTCACGCACAGGCGCATTCTACCTGTGACTCCCAGTGTTCTTCTATTCTACTTGGAAGTATGTCTGGTATCGTTCTAGCGGCAGAGAATATCTGCTCAAGTTCTTGGTATCGAACTACCCCCATTCAGACATTGATTTATCGAGCGTGCCAGAGAGGTTTGTCTTGCTATGGAATGGATGTATATTGTCCAATGGCGCCAACAGATATAGACGCGATAGCAATACGAGAGTCTGGTATCCGCTCAATTACTTTTCATAAAGAGTATATGGACCAGTTTGATTTCAACTGGGAAACCTATCGCAGCATTCCGTTTCTTGAGGTCAACAATGTGATTGTTCGTTGCTGGACTGGTAAGGTAACAAAGAAAGACCTCAACATAAAGATACACGGCAAGGCATTTCAACCGTAGGGCAAAACACTCATAAATAGATGTATGAGTGATTTTATTGTTACCAAAGAAAACACAGTCAACATAAAAATCCAATGCGACCGAGGTTTAGCAAAAGAACTCTCGGACTATTTCACATTCAAGGTTCCTGGCCACAAGTTTATGCCCGCATATCGTAACAAGATATGGGATGGTCAAATCAAACTTTATAACGTATATGCTCAACAGTTATATGGCGGATTATTGCCATATTTTATAAAATTTGCAAAAGATAGAAAATATAGTTTTGAACTTTCAGATGATTTGGCATCAATTGGCAAAACTATACCACAGGACCATCTACGAAAGTGGATTGACGAAGAACTCAATGTTCATGCTGGTGGTAAGAAGATTTCCGTTCACGACCACCAACTGGATGCGATTCAACACGCCATCGCAAACGACAGATGTCTTCTTCTCTCACCGACTGGTTCTGGTAAGTCTCTCATCATCTATTGCCTGATGCGTTACTACCAAAGCGTTCTGAAAGAAGGCGAGAAGATGCTAATCATTGTGCCTACCACATCTCTCGTCACACAGATGTATAATGACTTCAAGGACTACTCTGGTAAAGCAGGCTGGAATGTTACAAAGTATTGTCATAAGATATTCGGTGGACAAGAAAAAGATACGAGCAAACAGATTGTCATCTCAACTTGGCAAAGTATCTACAAACTTCCTACGAAATACTTCGAGAACTTTCGCGTTGTCTTTGGTGATGAATGCCATTTATTCAAGGCAAAATCTCTCACACAGATTATGACGAAACTGCAAGACTGCCCATTTCGTATAGGGACAACTGGAACTCTCGACGGGACTCTGACACATAAACTAGTCATCGAAGGTTTGTTCGGCTCTGTTTACAACGTGACTTCAACGAAAGACCTCATCGACAAAGACCTCCTATCAAAATTGAAAATAGATTCAATACTATTGAACTATTCTGACGAAGAAAAGAAAGCAGCAAAGAAACTCAAGTATCAGGAGGAGATGGACTGGCTTGTCAAGAACGAAAAGCGAAACAAGTTCATCGAAAATCTAACTGGAAGTCTCAAGGGCAATACTCTTGTTTTGTTCCAGTATGTTGAAAAGCACGGCAAAGTATTGTATGATATGATACAGAAGACACACCCAGACAAACAGGTGTTCTTCATTCACGGTCAAACAGATGTGGATGCAAGAGAAGAGGTAAGGCAAGTAGCAGAGGATGTAGATGATGCCATCATCATCGCTTCATACGGAACATTCTCTACAGGTGTTTCAATTCGCCGATTACACAACATTATTTTTGCTTCGCCTTCCAAATCAAGGGTTCGTGTGCTACAATCTATTGGAAGACAACTTCGCAAGTCTGAGTTCAAAGATTGTGCCAGACTTTACGATATAGGAGATGATCTTTCTTGGAAATCATATCGCAACCATACGCTGCGTCATTTCCTCGAAAGAATCAAGATATATAAATCAGAGGGATTTCATTTCAAACCTCTCACCATCAATCTTTAGGAGATACTATGGCTGCACATAAGATTCTAAAACTACGAAGCGGTGAATCTATTATTACAAAGATTGTTGGCAAGAAGAGCGGAAGGTTGATGTTGGAAAACCCAATGCTCATGAAGATTACAACCGTTACCGACCCATTCTATGGAATCCGAAGAGAGATTCTCACACTCTCAAATTGGCTTGAATATACCAAATCAACTAAGATAGCAATCCCAGAAGACTGGATTGCTCTTTTTCTAGTTCCAGACGACCAGGCTATGAAACTCTATCAGGCCGAGGTCGATCGTCCAGAGATTTCAATGGAAGATGTTCTCAAGCAGCAAAAGGAACAAATGGAAAAGATGCAAGAACAAATGGACATCTCTCAGATTATGATGTCCTTTGCCATCGACGAAAATATGTTCAAGAAACTCGTCGAGGAAGGTATTCTCGAAGAGGGAATGGAGTTTGAGGACATGATGGATGTGGATGGTAGTCACGAAGACTTGGAGATTCAAGAACCACCAAGAAAGGGTGATGAAGAAGACTTCGGTAATCACTGGCGTGACTGGTCTCCGGATATTAGAGAATACTTATAGACCTTGTTGTTACCGGTGACACAGAAAGTGTAACACCGTTGTCAAGGAAATCAAGACAAAAAATATAAAAAAACTTTACATCACTTCTTTAGTGGATATACTTTGATTATGAAAAAGAAAAAGAAAAAAGACCATTACGTTGACAACGATAAGTTCTGTGAAGCGATGACTGCGTGGAAGAAAGAAGTAGACGCAGCAGAAGCAGAGGATGAACCTCGTCCACCAATCTCAGAATACATCGGAGAGTGTTTCGTAAAGATTGCGGAACACCTGTCTCGAAAGCCAAACTTCATCAACTACCCATTTAGGGATGAGATGATTGCTGACGGTATCGAGAACTGCCTGATGTATGCACACAACTTTAATCCAGAAAAATCAACAAATCCCTTTTCATATTTCACTCAGATGATATACTATGCTTTTCTTCGTCGTATCGAAAAGGAGAAGAAGCAAAACTTCATCAAGTATAAGGTGATGGAAGATATGGACGACGGCAGTTTTATGAAGTGGTTCAAAGAAAACTACTTCGAGAAAGATGCCAAAAACATATATGCTGAATACTTTGACATATCGGAGTCGGACATAGAAAAGTTTGAGCCTAAGAAAAAGAAAAAGGGTCGTAATGAATATAGCGATACTGAATGATTCCCACTTCGGGGCACGCAGCGACAACCAGTTATTTCTAGATTACTTTATAGATTTTTTCGAGAACCAGTTCTTTCCGTATCTCAGAGAGAACAATATTACAGATGTTCTACATCTAGGCGATTTTATGGATCGTCGAAAGTTCGTGAACTTCAATACACTCGGTTTGGTTCGCAATCGCATACTCACGCCTCTGGAGGAGATGGGCGTGAGTATGCACATTGTGCCTGGAAACCACGACACATATTATCGAAACACCAATGATCTGAACTCGCTTCGAGAGTTGTTTGCCGATAGGTATCCTAACTTTCATCTATACGAAGAGCCAGTAGAGTTGGAGTTTGGTTCTCTTCGACTTGCTATGGTTCCTTGGATCAACAAGCAAAACCACGATTCGATTATGGAGTTTCTTTCCAACACAAAGGCACCGATAGTCTGTGGTCACTTTGAACTAGACGGATATGAAGTGATGCGTGGACATCGCTTTGAAGGTGGTATGTCAGACAAGCAGTTGAGTCGATTCGAGATGGTTCTATCTGGCCATTTCCACAACAAAAGCAGTCGCAACAATGTCTACTACTTAGGCACGCAGTATCAAATCACATTCCACGATCTACACGAAAAGAAAGGTTTTCACGTTCTTGATACGGAGACGAGAAGCCTTGAATACATCGAGAACCCCCGACGAATGTTTCATCAGATTATCTACGACGATGAGAAGATGAATATTCAAGATGTCATTGAGTCGATGGATTTCTCTTCGTATGCGAACTCCTTTATCAAGATTCTGGTGATGAACAAGAAGAGTCCCTATACCTTCGACCGCCTTCTTGACAAACTGTATGAACAGAATGTCCAGAACATTACCATTGTTGAAGAGAACATTGATACAGGCATAGATGAAGAAGATATTCTTGACATGGCACAGGACACGCTTACAATCATCAACAAAGAGGTTGACGGTATGGAAAGCCTGTCTGACAAGTCGGGTGTCAAGAATCTGATTCGTGAACTATACTTGGAGGCGTTGAGCCAGTGATTTACTTCGAGAAAGTTAGATTCAAAAACTTTGGTTCCTTTGGAAACTCGTTCACTGAAGTTGATTTGATAAAAAGACCGATGACTCTGGTTTCGGGAAACAACGGACACGGGAAGTCGTTCGCACTTCTCGACTCTATCACATTTGCCTTGTTTGGTAAACCTTTTCGTAAGATCAACATTCCGCAGTTGGTGAACTCCATCAATCAAAAAGATTGCGTGGTGGAGGTTGAGTTCAAGGTCAACGATATTGCCTATCGTATTGTTCGTGGACTAAAGCCAAAGGTGTTTGAGATTTACAAGAATGGTGAACTCATCAATCAGCACGCAAAGTCAAAAGACTACCAGAAGATGCTGGAAGAGCAGATTCTCCGAATGAACTACAAGTCATTCACACAGGTTGTGATTCTTGGTAGTTCTTCTTTTGTTCCTTTTATGCAGTTACCAGCAGCCGATAGAAGAACAATCATTGAAGACATTCTTGATATCAATATCTTCTCGACGATGAATGGTCTACTGAAGGAAAAGATTTCTTCTCTCCGTGAGGAAATCAAGGAGAACGCAAGAAAGAACGAGTTGTTCACTGAAAAGGTTGCGATGCAGGAGAAGCATATTCAGTCGCTTCGTGAGCAAAGCCAAAAGTCTATTGAAGAGTTTGAGGACAAGATCCAATCTTCTGTGGACGACAGAAATAAGATTCAGAATGAGATTGATCTTGTCTCGAACGAAATACAAGATTTCCTGTCCACTATCAAGGATAGAGACATCATCAAGAAGAACATTCAGCAACTTGAAAAACTGATGACGCAGGTTTCTTCCAAGCGAGAGAGATATGAAAATCAGTTGAAGGAAATCACCAACAAGAATAGTTGCAGCGAATGTGGTCAATCTTTGCCAGAGGAACACATTGAGTCGATGAGGGCAAGTGCCAAAGAAAAACTCGACAAGATGGTTTCTGGTATTGTAGAGATGAATGGAAATATGAAAGCACTCTTGGAACGAAGTGAAGAGATTGCGGTCGTTGTAGATGCCGTTCAAGAGAAGCAGAGTCATCTGAATGAGTTGAATGGTAGACTGAACGCATCTAACTCCCATATTCGGCAACTTGAGTCGATGAAGAATCAAGCATCGTCGGAAAGTAGTTCGATAGATGAACAGATTGCTCTACTTGAAACACAGAAGGCAGAACTTGAACAGGTGAAGGAAGAACGGAAGACGCTTGTTGAGTTACAGGACAATCACGCAGTTGCCCATACTCTTCTGAAGGACAGTGGTATCAAGTCGAAGATTATCAAGCACTATCTACCGATTATGAATAAACTCATCAATCACTATCTGACCTCAATGGATTTCTTTGCCCAGTTTCATTTGGATGAAGAGTTCAACGAGACCATCAAGAGTCGGCATCGAGACACATTCTCTTATATGAGTTTCAGCGAAGGAGAGAAACTAAGAATCGACTTGTCGCTTCTTCTGGCTTGGAGAGAGATTGCTCGACTGAAGAATAGTGCCAACTGCAACCTCTTGATTCTAGATGAAGTGTTTGATTCTTCTCTCGACGGAATGGGAACAGATGAGTTTATGAAACTCTTGCACAGCCTCGGAAAGAAGTGTAATATATTCGTCATCAGTCACAAAGCAGACAATCTAACAGACAAGTTTCCAGCCAGTATGTCCTTCGAGAAGAAGGGTAACTTCAGTAGGATAGTGAAATGAATCTATTTGAGTTGACATACGAAGACTACCAGACAATGATAGGCGACTGGGAAGACCCATTCGACCCACCGATTGTCGAAGAACATAATGGGTTTCAAATCGTTCGAGATGATTTGATTGGTGGTGGCTCGAAGATGAGATTTTCCGACTATCTAATAAAGTCCAACAAGGAGATTCAAGAATGGGTATATGGGAGTTCGCCGGCAACTGGGTACGCACAGATTTCTCTTTCCTATTTGTGCCGCAAATATGGTAAGAAAGCCGTCATCTTTATGGCGGATCGAGCAGTAG